AACCCATAGCGGCATTGTCACCAGCCGCCGTGTCACTGGTCGCCTCTACCGTGCCACCCGTAATTACGCCCGTGGTTGTTAATGTTGACGCGCCATCATTAACAAATATGTCCGCTGCAGACGCAGTGATAAACACCTCACCGCTACCGCTAAGATTAATAGCATTGTCAGAGTTGGAGCTTTCTGTAACAGAACGGGTAAGAGTAGTGCCGCTGGAAGTGAAAACACCGCTTCCTATCTCGAAGTTAGTACCGTCTTCTATGGCATAACGCACCGTTTGACCGTTGGTGATTCCAGCTTGTGCAAAGGTTTGATAACCTGACAAAGCACTGCCCAAGGTAATCGTTCCAGTACCCGTAGTGCTGGTAGACATTTTTGCACGATTTCCAAGAACAACTGCCATGTTATGCTATCCGTATAATTGCATTACTCGCGTCTGCCGCAGGAAAAACAATAGTAAAGTCACCAGAACTTGCGCCTTTATCTGCTCCAAAATCTAACACACAAACTGAAGGATCTCCACTTGCTGCTTCATTAAAAATTAATGCGCCACGAACACTAGAAATAGTTACGTTAGAAAACACCTCATCTGCAAAGTCTGTAAGGGCCGTTGTTCCACTTGTGGTCGGAGTAACACTTGTTAAAAAGTTACCCTTCGCAGTATAATTTGTTCCTGTGATTTCATTACTACTAGTATAAGCTGTCGTTGCTGCATTAAAACTTGCGCTGTTATTATACAAAGCTAATTTAAACTGATCACTAGCAGCGGTGAAATTATGGGTTCCTGTCATCAGTTCTTTTTTGAACGAAGTACACAGGAAGTTGCCTGAAAAAGCCATTACATTTTCCTTATATATTCGGCCAGCGTAGGATGACCAGCTTCTTTGATTGCATTATATACAGTAGTTCTGTCACTTTGAACAGCCTGTTTCATATAGACAACAAGCAGCTTCTCTATGCTATCACGGTACGCAATAGCCTGATCTCGTAACGCAGGGTGAGCATCTTCAGAAAAAGCAACGATCTTACCTACGCAACGGTGCGCTACTTCTTCAGGAGTAGATCCCCGATTGTTCGTTGTTTGAACATCAACTTTAAACTCTCCAAAAGACATATTATTCATGTTTTAGGTTTTCTCAAAGGTCCATAACGGTATTCATCAGAAGTTTCCTGTGCTTCACCCAAGTTTTTCAATCTAGAAAGACCTTCCATAAATCTTTCATTAAACATCTGCATCGTTTGCATTTCGCTTTTCATGTAAGTATAGGCTTCTAAAAGAGCACCATATAATAAAGTCATTTCTGCGTTTTCACTGAGCCATGTGGTTCCGCTTTCTTCTCCTACAGTTATACTTGAAGGCCGATAAAAATAACTCAACTCAGCTGTATATGAAGAATTTGGTGTAGGACCAATTAAAAAATTATCTACATCAAATTGAGCATAATACTTCGGTACACCCGTTGTAGTAGGAACAGGGGAATATGTCTGCACAAAATCTAAATCTTTAAATAACAAAAAAACTTTAGAACTACTTACCGAAATACTTAAAGAAAACGGTGCTAAAAAATCGCTAGGTGCTGTTAAAAACTGGTTACCAGAAGTCATAGTTCCTTCTGCATTTTTTTGAAACAAACTTAACTGAACATTTTTCAATATTCTTTCTTCAGCTATTCTTATAAAAATAGGTAAGTTAGCCACGAAGCTAGTCTCAGTGTTTTCTGTATAATCTTGTATTGCAGATTTTAATTGGGCGTATGTAAAACTCATGATGTTACAACCTGTACTGTTCCTATTGAAGTCACCGCTTGAGTAGATCTATTATTTATAAACGGAAACACGTTTTGGCCCACCAAAACAGTTAAGGCTTCTTTTTGATCAGGTCTAGGATCAAACAAGGCTTGAGGTTCTGAAATAGCAGGTATTGGATCTAATTGTGGGTGTTTTGTTTCAAAACAATCTGGACATGTTTTCAGGTTATTCCACTCCTTACGAAGATCGAAATAATCATATTGTTGACCACAGCGGTCACATAATGCTAACGCATATTTTCCTGAAGCATAAGAACTCATGATATAAACGAATAGTAATCTCTGCTAGGGGTTAAACTTAAACTCGCACGATCGCGATCTTCTGCGGCAGCGCGTTCGAACTCTTCTTCGTACACAGCTTTTAATATTTGAATTCTATCCGGCGCACGTTTCATACTCAAATAGTAAGCTAATCCCGCTGCTAAACAGGGATAAAATCTAAAAGGAACTTCTAAAGTATTTTGAGACGCATCTGCATCATCCATGCGGGTTAAACGATCAAAAACAAGAGTGTATTTACTTGAAGCATCTGGTAAAGGCCAAATTTTTAGTGAAGGGCTAATTAATCTATCTACATAAAATTGTGTAGGTCGGCCCTCTGTTAATTTAGAGGGAATACTTAAAAAAGCATCACGACTTACACGAGATATAGATATATCGCTTTGGTTAGAAGTTCCTGCATTTGTTCTCACAACCGCCGACAAAATATCAATAGTATCTGTACCGAGGCTATACGCCTCGGTACTTTTTATTAAGCTCACCGTAGTTTGAGCTATTGTCCAACGATTCAAGCCCCTATTAGCCCAATCAGCTAACATCAAATTTAACGAACGCTGCGCTGTTTTTAAGTCGTACCCTGTACGAACTTCTATACCACACCGTTCAAAAGCCTCTTCAATGTAATCAGCTACATCTAACTCAAAATCTGTAGAACCTGAAATCGTCATAGTTATTTCCTAGCTTTGCCGCCTCTAGCCATTCTTTTACGGGGACCACCTTTAGTTCCCATGCCGCCACCCATCATCTTTTTACGGGGGCCACCTTTAGTTCCCATGCCACCGCCCATCATCTTTTTACGAGTGCCTCCCTTAGGACTACCCCCTTTTAATTTTTTACGAGTCACAGCACCACCGTTTTTGAGTTTCATACCAAACATTTTGCTCATACGGTCTTTTGCTGCTTTGTTTTTCTCTGAAGGAGTAGATCCAGGCTTACCCTCCGCAGCCTCAACCATTTGATTCTGCCGTGCTAAAAGTACTCTTTTCCTTTTAGCCGCTTCTTCACGCTTTCTTTTCTTTTCAGCGTCTCCTCGTAAAACGGGTCTTTTAGAAGTTTTAGGGGCCATACTACTTTTCCTTTTCTGTGTAGATGTTGTCAAAAATTCTATTGATATCTAAAGTATAGTCTAAGTCTGATTTAGAATAATGTATGTGTTGAGAAGGTTTAAAATCTGGTGCACCTTGACCAGTTTCAAACCATGCTGGATGTGTAACTCTTACTCTATTATTAGGTAAAGCTACAATATTACCCGTCCAAGAACCCGCCTGTAGAAGTTGCAATACATGCGCTTGTTTATGTTGTGCTGGATCGTCCGCTACGTCTGTATCTGTGTAATCTACCGTAAACAAGTATTTAGCGGGGTAAAACTCTCCATCTATTTTAGCCATCCACGGACATGGCGTAGCTCTATCAAGCACATAAACAGCATGTGTGTGCGAAGGACAATCCCAAGGCTGCACTTCATGCACTGCCATAGGTTCAGGCCATCCCTCACCTAATTCATCAGCTACTAGGGCGGTAATAGGCATTCGCGCCCACATCGCCCCGCCGTGGACATTGTCATACTCTTCTTCTGTAGACTCATGCCCTGTAAAAATTAATTGAAAACTTAAACATCTATTAGGCATCGTAGTTACGGCTATTGCCATAGCATGTAAAAACTCACCATGATACTGTTCATGATTGCAAGTATATTCTCTTCTCACCCAACAATTGAAATGAGGAATGTTACTTTGCAAATAAGGCATTATCCGTACGGACCTTTGACAACTTTTCCGCAAAACTTCTTTTTGTTAAACATCCCACCATTTTTTGCATTTTCTCGTTTAGGGAACCCTGCCTTCATGTTAGCATAGGCCGCAGGAGTAACTGTAGAGTTACTCACAGAACGAGAAGTTCCTGCTTTTTTTCGTTCATTCATATTATGATAAAGACCTTTAGGTTTCCCCATCTTACCCTCCACTTGTTTGCGTTCTTGCCCACGAGTAATAGTCATTAACATTTCCACCGTTTGCGAGCTTGTCTTAAACGGCTATTTGGGTTTTTAGCCGCTTTAGGAAACATCTTCATTTGCCCTGCCGAACGTGCACAGTAAGACTTACGCCTATTGGCTGCTTTACTGCCTTTTTTGACTTTTCCAGTAACTGCTGTTTTGAGTTTAGATCCTGGATTAGCTCTGTTGTGAGCACGAACACCCTCAGGAGTCATTCCCGCCCCTTTTTTAGTGGGGCGATAATGTTTTTTATTGCGCTTTATAGGTTTGTCACCAGACACGATTAAAATTCTTTTCGCATTTCAAGAATAATCGTATATGTATCTGCGCTAGTATGGCCGACTGTAGTAAACATAATATCTCCTGTTTTACCAGATCCAGAATTATTCGTCAAACCACCAAAGCCTGTATAATCTTGATTACCACTTTGGTTTTCACCCAGCTCAATACATAAAAGATTCGTAGTCGCATCCCATAAAATCTGCACCTTCATTCCAATGCACTGCCACCAAATGCGCTCTATTACGACACCCGTACAAGCATCTCCGTCAGAGTTATTAACTAACGCTGAAACATCGACCTTTTTTACCGCAGACTCACCTGAACCATCAGAGATATTAGTGAACTTTTGAATGACTCGTTTAGAACCATCAAAAAGCGTTTGTGTAGCTATAGCATCCGCCATATTACGCTCCTATTTATGCGATTTGCACATACTCAATGATGAACGTAAACGAACCCGCAGTTGTTGCATCTACTGTATTTGTTATGTTGCAGAAAATTGTGCGCTCAGCTGAAGTGTATTGAGCAGAAACGGGAGCCGTTGTTGCGCTTTGAGTAGTAGCAACCAAAGTCGTCGTCGTCACATTACCTAGGACAACGGTTGTACCGCCATCTAAAATTTCATCAGTAATTGCTGCAACAATTTGTGCGCCAGAGCTAGAAGTTCCAACTTCATAACCAATATCACCTGTACCGATTACTGGAGCAGTAGCACAGAAAATTTTGATATTTGTAATGATAGTGTTTGCTGGCTGTGTAAATTGACCAATAGCAGGACTATCTCCCGCTGTAGTATTTACTGTAACACCTGTCGCATATCCAACGTGCTTTACATACTTATTAGTAACGATTCCAGTAGAAGCTGTGCTTGCAATAGTAGTTTCTGCTCCAGTTGTAGCATTTGTAGAAATTACTTGAAAGCCGCCCTCAGATCGTACTGGACCTGAAAAAGTAGAATTACCCATGTATATCTCCTGTCGTGGGTTAAGTCAGCCACACAGCGCGGCTGTCAGGGATAAACAAAACATACAATAACTTGAAACAAAAAGAAAGGGGCGATCTAAAAGACCGCCCCTACGGGTACAAACTGGGAGGAACCGTACCCGTTTTGTGTTAGGCTCCAGGAGAACCGAATACACAACGTGGATCTGAAACACCGAAGCTATAACGCTCGCGAGCTTTATAACGGACATTGCCCGTATCAAAATCGCCTTCCATAGAAGTTTTAACAGCAGCACGTTCAAAGTGTTTGAAACCATTAGGTGCATCTGTTTTAATGAAAAATGCGTCTGTGTCTGTTAGGAAATGGTTGACCACATATCCCTCAGGCAGCATACCCATATTTTTCATCGCGTTAGCATCGTTGTCTGAAGTTCCCGGACGTAGATTACTTGCCATCAACCGTTCAGCAACAAACTGTAGGGCGGGTGGAATAATCAACTTACGACCTTGAAGCGCGATTTTTAGGCCGCGCTCATCAATAAAGGCCGCAATATCAATCAACGACTGCTCTAAAGAAGTTTCATTCAAGTCTGCTGCTGTACTCAGCTCATTAGCAAAGTTGCCTCCGCCCACAGTGGGGTGATCGGTTGCACATAGCTCTTTACCATCGCCAAGAGCAAAACCACTGTCGAACGCATTGTTCAGCACAGCCGCCGCTTTGACTTGTTTGGTGTTAGACATTGAACGAGCAAGCGCACGGGTGTAACGAGAACTAAGTCGGTCGTAAAGGTTATCCTCTACAGCTTCTTCAGTGATCGCAAACGCAAGGGCGATTGTTTCGTGTGTGTAACGAGCAGTGAAGGATTCATTCGCAGTATCAAAAGAAACCGCAGCACCCTCTCCCTTTACAGGAGCAGCACCGAATCCAGACAGCATAACTTCCTCTTCAAACGCTCGGTCTGAAGATTCCGTTTCGAATATTTCGGCATGTTCGTTATCATACCGATCATACTCCAAACCAAACAGAGCATGTAGTCCAGGCTCTAATTCTTTAAGGAGTTGGGATCTTGCAATAGCCATATCTATTTACTCCTTAAAGGCCAGTTGTGGCGGTGTGGAAGGGAAGATTCAACTTAACCAACGCAATAACACCCGCAGCGGCATAATCGATGCCTTCGACATCTTTAAAACCCACTATACGGAAGTTATCTGTAGCAGTAGTTGCTCCAGCAGAAGCCACCGAAAGTTCTCCGATAGAAATGCCTGTTGAACCATTTTCTGATCCAAAACCAGCGCCTTCAGCGTTAGAATGGATAAGTGCTGTTGCCGTAGCAAGATTAGTTAGCGTAGCATCGCAACTAATTTCGTACACTTGAAATGGATTATCATACACAAAAACCGTAGCTTCTGTGCCAGACTTCAACGAAGCTGTTGCTGGATAATTTGGTGAAAAGGTTGGCGTACCGTCAAGTGCGATATACTCACACCCTGCCATAACACCTAGAATCGCTACCGAACCGCCGTCTGCCGCACTTACGTCTACAAGCCCATTAGTAAGAGGAATCACCATATCGCCTTGAAAAATAGAGCTAGATGATCCTGCTACTCCAGGAATTTGTACTTTGTAAGGTGTCATCCCGTTGCTGTTCGGTGTAGAACCTAGATTATTATGGGGCCGCAAACCAAACGGCGAATCAATATTTGCCATGGATTAGACTCCTAAATTTACTCGGGATTGTTTCCGCCCCCGAAGGTTACACGAGACTGCCTATCAGGTTTACTAATAGGCATAGAAGGATGTTGTTCCCGCATGAGATCGTTATCAACAGCGGTCATCTGATCGGAAGTTTGCCGACGATAATGGTCATTGCGTTGTTGACGAGTTTCTTCAGGGAACCTAGCGAGTACAAGACCACCAACACCAATAATCCCAGCATGTTTGCCATCTTGGACAGTAGGTGATTCAAAGTCAGGATACTCATCAGCGCGAACAAGTTCAAAGCCTTCGCGTAAGCGAGCAGATAAATTTTTGCGGTCATCATAACCCATGACACTTTCACGGATCCAACGATGGACAAACCCCTCTGGTGGGGGAGGTGCGTCTAATGCAGACGGAGGTCGCCAAGGTTTGCGACGAGTAGTTTTTTCCCTAGTTTGGGAAGAGCGTGGGTTTCTATCGGCCATTCAACCATCCTCACGAATTTTGCATACGAAGCATTTGCCTCGCATAATCTTCCTTCTTTATACCCAACTTTTTGACAATAGCAAGTTGTGAAGGAGTCAACTTTACCTGTTGTTTGCCACGACCTGAAGAATTACGGTTTGCTGCACCAACAGCAGGAGCACTTCTTGCAGGGCCATTAGACTTTTTTGCCAACTTATGCGGAAACTCTTCAGCCATTCTTCTATCAAGCTCAGCATAGTAATCATCACTTGTTGGATCGTAGCCTTCTGTTTCAAC